AAATTAGTAGGGCAAACAATAACTAAATCTACAGATTCTGGAACCACAGCAGCAATATCTGAAATAGAACCTTTTACCAGAAATAATAAGCAATATTTCAAATTATCTCTTTTTATTGGATATGATGAATCTTCAACAATTCAGGGCAATTTTACTATTACACCCAGTACAAAAAATATTGAAACTGTTGCCATAGGTGCTTCTGTAATTACCGTAGACTCTACAATTGGTTTTGCACAGACTGGAATGGTTATTTCTGGTATCAACAGCATAACTTATTCCGATAAAACTGTTAATCAATTTATTGGATGTACTGGAGTTGCATCAACAATTTCTTCCGCAAGTAATATTAGATCAGATGAGATTTATTTTGGTTATGAAAATGGAGATTCTGACAAAAGAGTAGAAATAAGATTAACTGGAGTACTATCTAATTTTATTCAGGTCTCCGAAGATTTAGATATTTCCGAAGGCGATATAATTTCCGTAAATAATATTGGCGACTTAATTGCAAACCCAAGTATTGGCAACGGAACATATAAAGAAATTTTTGCAAATTCATGGATATACAATACCAGTTCATCTTACGAAATAAAAGATTTTGGTGTTGATTTATCATTAACATTAAAGAGTGAAATTGACAAATCTAGTTTAAAAGAGGGAGATAGTGTAGAAATTATAGAAAGTGGTGGAAATAATCCAGGAAAGGTAGTATTTCCCACATCATCCTCAAGTATTACTCATGTAGTTGATATTTCTCCTGATAAAAAATCAATTAGCTTGGACAACTTTACTTTTAGTCCAAGTCTCAATGTAGAGTATAGTTTAAGAAGAAAAATTAATAAAGCAAGAAGTACAGGTACTCCCATAGAATATGGAAATTCTGTCATCTTTGGAGATGTTCAAAACGTATATACTGATAGTATAGAAAATTTTGGATATGTTGCATCCAATTCACTACCTTCTTCAACATCGGGACTTACTACATCCTTCACATACGAAATAACTAAAAAAATTAATTCTGCATTTATAGATTCTGAAGTAAGTTTGGGAAATATTAATGAATCAAATAATTATACTACTATTACTTTCTCCGAAAATGCGCCATTTCTTACCGGAGACAGAATATTATATAAACCAGATGTAGATCCTCTTGTAGGATTGGTTGAAGGATCATATTTTGTTGAAGTTTTAGCATCCGATAAAAAAACTATTAAGTTATATAATTCTTCATCTTTTATAGGATCCACTGATTTTGTAACTTTTTCAGTTCCAAATTCTGGAATGGATAAGCATACTTTTACTTTATTTGAACATAGAGTTGGAGAGATAGGAGCACAAAAACTTCTCAAGAAATTTCCTATCCCCCCAAATAACAAGAATGGAAAGGGAGAATTGACTGTACCGGGAACTACTGGTATGTTAATTAATGGTGTTGAAGTTGCAAATTATAAATCTGGAGATAAAATTTATTATGGACCTTTAGATTCTATAACAGTATTAAATGGTGGCAGTAATTATGATGTTATTAATTTGCCACAATTATCAGTTTCTACTGGTTTGGGGACAACTGCATTATGCCGTCCAGTAATTCAGGGGTCTATTAAAAGAGTTGATATTGATACTCAAGATTTTGATATTGACAATGTTACTTCAATCAAAGTAATTGGTGGAAATGGAACTGGAGCCGATATTAAGGCAGTAGTTGGTAAAAGAGTTAGAGAAGTAAATTTTGATGGGCAGTTAGTATCATCAAATGGTGGAGTAGATAATAATACAAATCAGATAACATTCTTAACGGATCATAATTTTTCAGATGGTCAAGAAGTAATTTACGATTCCAATAAAAATATAGGAATTGGAGTTGGAATAGGAACTTCATCTTTAGTTGATGATGGTTCTTACTTTATAAAAATTGATAATAATACGACAGTTCGACTATTTGAATCATATGATGATTACTCTTCAAATAGTAATGTTGTAGGTCTTAGTACTCTTTACACTACTGGTATCCATAAATTTAAAACAAAGGAAAAAACCAAAACAATTTCTTCTGTTGATGTAATTAATGGCGGAAGTGGATACACCAATAGAAAATTAATTGTTTCTCCAACGGGAATAACCACATCAAATGGATTGATTAGTTTTAAAAATCATGGATTTGCTGATGGCGATTTAATTCTTTATTCTACTGATGGTACATCAATTACTGGATTAACAACATCAACAGGAATAACAACGACATCAGTTCAGTATCAAATCATAAAAGTTGATAATAATTCATTTAAACTTGCTAATGCCGGAGTTGGTGGAACATCTCCTCTAAATTATCAGAGTAACAATTTTGTTAAATTATCTTCAACGGGAGTTGGATATCAGAATTTTGCTTATCCTGATATTTCTGTTTCTATTGAATTTACATCTGTAGGCGTTGGAACAACTGTATCCACCAGAACATTATCAACAACTCCTTTAGTAAAAGGTAGTATTATTGATGCATACATTTATGAAGCAGGAACTGGATATGGATCAAGTGCTATTAATTTTGAAAAGAAACCTTTAATTACTTTAAAAAGTGGAAAGAATGCACAATTAAAACCCATCATAGTTGGTGGAATTGTTAATGCAGTGAATGTTCAGTTTGGAGGAGTAGAATATTTTTCTGTTCCTGACTTAGAGGTTATCGATTCTAGTGGATCTGGGTCTGGTGCTTTATTAAGACCAGTCATATCAACATCCGGAAAAATAACAGATGTTAAAATTATTAACACTGGTATAGGATACTCTAGCACCTCCACTTCTATTAGAGTTGTCCCTAGTGGGTCTGGTGCTATTTTTAATACTGAAGTTAGATCATTGAGTGTTAATAATGTCAATAAGTATGGAAATGAAATATTAAAGGAAACTAAAAATAAATTGCAATATTCCATTTCTGGATATTATACTGAGTTGAGATCTGCATTTAAAGATGTTCAAAATAAAGTTTCTGGAATAATTGGTTGGGCATATGATGGAAATCCGATATATGGACCATATGCAAACTCCGATGTATCAGATACAAGTTCTGGTCCAATACGGTTAGAATCTGGATACATCAAAAATTCTTCTAGAATTGTTGATAGACCTGCAGGATTTGACGATGGATTTTTTATTGAAGATTATGAATACACAAATTCTGGAAATTTAGACAGGCACAATGGAAGATTTACAAAAACAGTAGATTTTCCTAATGGCGTTTATGCATATTTTGCCACTATTGATAACAATGGAAAACCACAATTCCCATATTTTATTGGAGACAAATATAGGACAAATACTCTAGAGGAAAACAAACTTTTAAATCAAGAATTTAATTTTACAAATTCTAATTTACTTAGAAATACTTTCCCATATAAAGTATCCGACCCTTTTGCAGATAATGATTTCTTAATTGAAACTAATGAAATTTCAAGACAAAAATCAGTTATTGAATCTGTTACAGAAGGACCAATAGAAAAAATTGATATTCTCAATTCGGGCACAGGATATAAAGTAAATGATTCCTTAAATTTTGATAGCAGTGAAACTGACGGTGATGGGGTTATTGCAAAAATAACTTCAATTTTAGGAAAAAATGTATACGATGTACAAACTTCGGTAGAAACTTATGATAATGCTATCTTTACTTGGAATGGAGAAAATGGAGTAAAAGTTTCAATTTTACCTCAACATAATCTTAGAGATAAAGAATATGTAACTATTTCTGGATTTAGTAGTGATTTATCCCAATTAAATAATAATTTTCAAATTGGAATTAGTTCTTTCTATTCCAATCTTTCCTCACCAATAGTTGGGTCTGATGCATCTCCTGGAGCAGCAACTACAGAGATATATGTATCTCAAATTCCAAGTTCTGTTTCTGTTGGTAGCAGCGTTGGAATTGGATCTGAAACTTTACAGATATTAAATATATTTCCTAATCTGAATATTCTTAGGGTTAAAAGAGGTTTAGTCGGAACTTCTCATACTACTACCACGAAAATTGAATATATTCCAGATTCTTTTACAATCTCAAAGAATGTAAATTATTTTGAGTCTTTAGTAACTGATAAAGTATATTTCAACCCTAAAGAATCTGTAGGTGTTGGTACTGTTGTTGGAATATCAAGTTCAATGACTTTTGAATTTGGAGATTCTTCCATCACTAGAGATGTTCTAACACAAAGAATTTATATTGAAAATCATCCATTTATAACCAATCAACCGGTCAATTTGATTGTTCCGGCTGGTGGAGCAATTTCAATTTCCAACACATCTTTAAGCACTCCATACGACTTACCAATATCAGGAGTTACTACCACAGTATATGTTGTAAGAAAAACAATAAATTCTATTGGTATTAAAACAGGAATTGGAAATGAGTTTAAGGAGATATTTTTCCGCAATAACGGAACTGATAGTGATGAATATTTATTTGAAAGTATTAATTTACAAAAGAAATCAAAAGTTCAAAGAATTAACTCAGTTGTTTCAATTTCAACTGTTGGTCTGAATACCGCAGATCCCGGACAAACTTATCATAAATTGTCCTCTGGAGATAAAATTACTTTAAATGTTCAACCTAAAATTTTTGGAGGAATAGGAACAGATACATCAGTAATTGTAAAGAGAGACACTCTTACTGATAGTCTTATTGTAAATCCAATTACTATTGATCCTTCGAATATTGACTCTGTAACTAATCAGATTACAATTAATTCTCACAAATTAGAAACCGGTCAAAAAGTAAGTTATGCTGCATCTTTACCTGCTTCCGGACTATCTACCGGGTCTTACTATGTCTATAGAATAAATGACAATATTATTCAACTTTCCGAGACATACATTAACTCTACATCAAATCCCCCCAGTGTAGTGAGTATTGCAAACACTGGTGGTGGAACACAAACAATTTCTCCAATAAATCCAAAAATTGAAATAGTCAAAAACAATAGTTTAGTTTTTGATCTGTCAGATTCCTCTTTAAATGGATATCTATTAAAAATTTATTGTGATAATCAATTTAATAATGAATTTGTCTCTACCGGTTCAACTAGTGGAATAACCATTGCGGGTGTAGGAACTGTTGGTGTTAGTGCTAATGCTAAATTAACTCTTAATTATAACACTGACAATTCTACCAATACTTTACCAGAAAAATTATATTATAACTTAGAAAAATCTGGTTATATTAGCACTGCAGATGCCGAAGTTAATAATTATTCTGAAATAGCATATATTAAAAGTTCTTATAATTCTACATATCCTATTTCTGGAATTGGAGAAACAACATTTAATGTTGCCCTCAATAAAATTCCAGAAAAACTATCTTATGGATCATCTGAATGTTCTACTTTAGAATATTCCACAACTTCATTGAATGCAGATGGACCAATTGAAAAAATTAATATTGTTTCTGGAGGATCTGGATATAAAAAAATACCAAATTATGTTGGTGCCTCGAATACCACAGCAAAAGATGCCAATTTAATTGCATCTTCCAAATCTGTTGGCAATACAAAAAATGTGAGAATAATTAATGAAGGATTTGAATATTCTTCTGATAGAACTTTACAACCAAAAGCAAATATACCAGCAATAATTACAATTAAAAATTCCAATACCATTGGAATAGTCACAGTTATTGATGGTGGGAAAAATTATACAGAACCCCCAAAAATAGTGATAGTAGACACTGGCACTGGGCAATCTATTGATAGGGGAATTTTAGTGGCAAATGTCACTGGAAACTCTATTAACTCTGTTAATATTCTTCAATCGCCTAAAGGTCTTCCGGACAATTCTACAGAATTATTTTCTATAGAGAATACAAATGGAATTAGTATTCAAAAAGTCATTCAAGAAACAGATACTAGATTTGTTTGTAGAATAACAACACCGGCTCTTGGATTTAGCACCAGTTCATTTAGTGTTGGCGAAAAAGTTTTTATTGAAGGAATTCAAAAAGTTGGTGCTGCAGGTTCTGGATTTAACTCTGAAGACTATGGATATAAATTCTTTACTGTCACTGAATATAAAAACTCCAAGTTCGTTGGAGGCATCACTCAAGATGAAGTTACAATTGATCTGGGTGAATTTACAACTAACATAGGAACTGCCAAGACAATTCAAGATTCTCTCGGAAATATAATTAAAAAATCTGATTATCCAACTTTTGACATTGTTCAAGAAACATCCAAATTTACTTTGGGCGAAAAATTGTCTATCAATGGAGAAAATTCCAACTTAATAGTTTCTGGACTTAAACCAGGATCTATAAAAATTTCTGGAGATGATAATGAGGATGTAGTTATTGGTGATATTCTTACAGGACAAGTAAGTTCAAATATTGCTACTATAGATCATATTGTGAGAAATAATGGCAGATTTGAAATTAGTTTCTCCAATAAAAAAAGAATAGGATGGGATAATAATATTGGAAGATTAAGTTTGGATGATCAAGTAATTCCTGATAACGATTATTATCAAAATCTTTCTTATACAGTTAAGAGTCCTATTGAGTGGAGAGAATTTAGAACTCCTGTCAATAGTCTTGTCCATACTAGTGGTCTTAAGAATTTTGGAGATCTTGGAATATCTTCAACAGCAAATGCTGGTATTGGTAGCACAACTGCATTTACTATAGTACGTGATCTTTTAGAAGAACTTAGAGTAGATACCATTTATAATTTTGACAATGTTCTTGACATTGATGTTATTGGTTCTCAATCTAAATTCCTAAAATTACAAAACAAAAAATTAACTGATTTTACTTTATCGAAAAGTAATGTGGTTTTAAAAATTGATGATATCAGTAATACATTTTCAAATTTAAATAATTTTACAGATACTGATACTAAAGAACTTTTCACATTTACTAATTCAGATTCCTTTGATGATGTTTTGGTTAGAGTAACTAATCCTAATAATACTCAAGTTCAATTATCAGAGTTTACTATTATTAGCGACAACAGTGGAGGAAACTTTTTATTGGAAAAAGGAAGCATTGCTAATATTGGGTCAGCTTTAACTTCTGTTGTGGGCGAAGATTATGGAAGTTTTTCTGTAACAGATGAAAATGTATTTGGATTTACACCTAGAGATGCAGATAATATTGATTATGATTTTAAATTTATTAAAAATACTTTTGGATCTGCAATTTCTGGTGTTGGAACCACATCCATCGGATTTATAAATTTAACTGGTTTTAGTGGCGTCGTAACTTCTAGTGGTTCTGGAATAACCAGTTCTATTATTGGAGTTGCTACAGATAAATTTACTTCATTACACGTTAATACTCAAATTATTCAGTCCAATACAAACGAACTGAATTTTGTAGAATTATATATTACTCATGATGGTACAGATACTTTCTTATCCGAGTATTATTTTGACACCAATGAGAATGCTTCATCTTTCAATTTTATTGGTTCTTTTGGTGCTGATATTAGTTCTGGAGTTTTAAATTTAAGTTATACTAACGACACTGCAAATGATGTTCAACTAAAATCTAAGATCGTTGGATTTGGAACCACTTCAGTGGGAGTCGGAACATATAGATTTATTTTACCATCTCAACCAGAAGGAGTTGAAAGAAGTGCAATAATTGAATCTGCATATGAAACTACAGTTTCTGCTGCCGCAACAACAGTCATAAGTTTTAATAGAAATCTATTCAACTCAGTTAAATCTTTAGTTGAAGTAAGCATGGGATCTACAAAAGCAGTTCATAATGTATTAGCTTTACAAGATAATGTTTTTGATAGTTATGTTCAACAATCATCTTTCCTCTCTGCTGGAGGAATAGGAGTAACTGATGCACAAAGTGGGATGGGAACATTTGGTGTGGAATATTCTGGAGAAAACTTTATACTTAAATTCTATCCAGATGTTGCAATGACATCATCTTTACAAGTTTCCTCTCTCAATGAAATATTTTATACAGAATTAGATTTAAATAATACTGCACCCATTCATCAATATGGCGATATAACACAATCTTTGAATGCCGAATTCTATAATGCGATAATGGGAAATAGAATCAATAAAACTGATTTTATAGCACAATCTAATGGAATTCCAATTTTTGGAAAAACTTTTAACCCAACCAACTCTTTACAATTAAATCTCAGTACTGGCGTATTTACAATTGACAATCACTTCTTTAGAACTGGCGAAGCTCTTTCATATACTCCAAAATCAACTTTTGTCGGAGTTGGATCAACTGCAATGACATATGGAAGTGGAACACCTCTGCCATCAGTCGTATATGCAATTAGAGAAAATGATGACGAATTTAAACTTGCTACAACTAGAGCAAATGCAGAAGCAGGTATAAATGTATCTTTCGGATCATCTGGTGAAGGAAATGCTCACGAATTGTCAATGTTATTGGGTAATGAAAAAACACTAATAACTCTGGATAATGTAGCACAATATCCATTAAAATTTACTACAATTGCACATACACTATCAGGAAACCCTGGAGGTCAGATTGGAACCACATCCACATTTTTGAGTTTAAGTGGAATTTCTTCAATAACCCCGACAGATTTAATAAAAATTAATGATGAATATATGAAGATTCTGAGTGTTGGTGTTGGAACTACAGCAGTTGGACCAATAACTGGAATAGGTCAGTCATCTTTGGTTGAAGTTAAGAGAGGAGTAGTTGGTTCTACAGCAACATCTCATTTTGCTGGGAACGAAGTTAGAATATATAAAGGTTCATACAATATTTCTGGTAGAAATATTCACTTTGTAGATCCTCCAAAAGGGAACACTACAGTGAAAAAAGACGCAAGTAATCTTGAACCGGCAAAAGCAGATTTTACTGGCAGAGTTTATCTAAGAAATAATTATGATACCAACCAAATATATGATGATATTTCTGATCAATTTACAGGAATAGGAGCAACATTTACATTGACTGTTGGTGGAGCAAATACTACTGGAATTGGAAGTACTGGTGGTAATGGTATTCTGTTTATAAATGGCATTTTCCAGACACCTTCAACACTCAATAATCCAAATAATAATTTTTCATTAAATGATGAAGGTACTGTAGGTATAACAAGTGTTACTTTCAGTGGAATAACTTCTACGGATGGAACTAAGTATTTGTCAAATACTGATTATAATGCAAATCAATTGCCAAGAGGAGGAGTAATTGTTTCTCTAGGATCCTCTGGTGGACTTGGATATGCGCCTCTCCTTGGAGCAGAAGTATTGGCCAGAACTAATCATAGTGGTGCTATTACTAGCATTATTGGTATTGGAACAACTGGTAAAGCATTATCAATTAGTACTGCAACATATTCCCATACTACAGGATTATTGGAAGTTACTACGACCGGAGCACATGGTTTTGAATTTGGTGTTGTAAATGAAGTCACAATGGTTGGACTTGAGTTTGCATGTGCTGCAGCACATGCAGGAGTTACCACTACAATATTCCCAGATATTACCAATCAAAGACCATTTAGTATAACAGGTATTAATTCTACAACAACATTCACTGCCGATGTGGGAATAAGTACCATTCCACATGATTATGTTGGTCAAGGAACAGTATTCACTTGGTATGGTAATCTAACACATGGAGCTGGATATAATGATATTGTTGCTATTGGAGTATCGATAACTGATCTTGACGGAATTGGAAATGGTGCGAATATTACTGCACATCCAGTTGGTGTGAATACACATTTATTTGTTTCTGCTTCTGCAAATAGTGTTACTAGAAGTATTGGTGGAACTCTTACAGTAAGTGATGCAGAATATGCTCCGGATACAGGTGTTCTTACTCTGACATTTACTGGCGCACATGGATTAACTGCGAGTTCAAATACAATTCAAATTGCAGATAATTCCTTAATCTTTACATGTGCTCAGGATATGCATCAATCTATTCACCCATATCCGCGTTCCACAGATCCTGCAGGTGGAGGAACAGCTTTAACAGTTCTTTCAACGCCATCAGCAACTTCTATCACCGTAAATGTAGGGGCATCTTCAAATCATGGTGGTGGAGCACTGACCTTTAATATTAATGCAGCAGGAAGCAATTATTCTAATCCGAAAATATTTGTTTCTGAACCAACTTATGAGGGTCTTGAGATAGAAGGAATTTCTAGATTGGGATTTGGTAATACTACAACAACTGGTGTTAGTTTATTGGTTGATATTGAGGTAGGTGCTGCAACAACGAGTGGAATAGGTTCTGATACATTTGAAGTTTCAAACTTCAAAATTGCAAGAAATGGATATGGATTTAGAAAAGGAGATATTATTAGACCAGTTGGTTTAGTCACACATAGAACTCTTTCATCAGCAACTTCTGAATTTTTGCTGATAGTTGATGATGTTTATAACGATTCAATCGGAGCATGGCAATTTGGAGAATTTGATTACATAGATTCAATCAAAAATTATCAAGATTCTAGTAGAACTAGATTCCCACTTTTCTATAATGATGAACTTATAAGTTTTGAAGCACAGGAAGGAACACAAGTAAATCTTGCTAATGCATTATTAGTTGTAGTTAACGGAATTATTCAAGATCCTGAAGTTTCATATTTCTTTGATGGTGGAACTTCATTTAGTTTTGTTGAAGCACCTAAACCAGAAGATAATATTGATATTTTCTTCTATAGGGGAAGTAGAAATGATGATGATCAATTAGTCACAAGTATCAATCAAACCATCAAACGGGGAGATTTGGTGCAAGTTTACAAAAATAATGCAATTGATGGCACAATATCACAAGATAAGAGAACGGTATTTGACTTATCATTCTCCGATAAATTTGAAACAAACCTATATTCCGGCAATGGAATTGATGAGACAAATTACAAACCACTTGCATGGACGAAACAAAAAATAGACAAAGTTATTAATGGTGAAATTGTTTATAAGTCTAGAGATTCTATAGAAGCACAAGTATTCCCGACTGCTAAAATTATTAATACGATAGAAAGTAGTGATACTGAAGTGTTTGTAGAAAATTTGGAGTTGTTTGATTATGATTCTGCTAATGATTTTAGTAGTTTAATTGTAAGTGGTTCTGCAGACCCAGTAGCAGCTGCTATAACGGCTACCGTTTCAACAGCAGGAACTATCACTGGATATACAATTGCATCTGGTGGTAGTGGATATACCTCAATCCCGACTATTTCAGTTATTGCTCCACCAGAAGTTGGAGTTGGAATCGGAACAACTGCGACTGCGACTGCCACTATTTCTGCCGGTGCAGTTTCATCAATTTTAGTCAATAATCCAGGACTTGGATATACGATTGCTCCACAGGTTATCGTATCTCTTCCAAATCCAACTTATGAGAATATATCTAGTATTGATGTAATTCAAGGTTTTAGTGGTATTGTCACTGGAATTACTACCGTAAATGCTCAGGGAATAGGAACACTGGCAATTCAATTTAACTTACATAGATTAGATGGCATAGCAAATTATAATAATCTCGTTGCTGGATATCCGATTTACATCTATGACACTTCAGTTGGAAATGGCGTAACTTCAGTTGCCAATAATGATTTATCTGTTGTTGGTGTTGGCACAACTTTCGTAGATAATATATATTTCATTCAAGAAATATCTAACGTTGGTCTTGCTGGTTCAATTATTTGTTATGTAAATTCTGGAACCTCAGTTGTTGGTATTGCAACAACATCAAATTCGAGCAATCCTGTTGGAAGATTCTCATGGGGAAGATTTGCTGGAATAAGTAGATCGAGTTCTCCAGTTTCTATAGCAGTAACTGGTAATACCGTTGATGTTGGATTGACAACTTTCCCAACAATTCAGAGAAGAGGCACTGGACTAAGGGATGGAGGAGCACTTCCAAAAAATATATAATGACAATTCCCTTATAAATATCTAAAAAACTATTAATATGGCTGCGGTAGTAACAGATCAATTTAGAATATCAAATGCAAATAATTTTGTAGACTCTGTAGCAAATACGAGCAATTCTTATTATGTATTTTTAGGATTACCAAATCCATCTAATCCAGTATCTGGTTTTGGTAGAACTACTTCAGATGCTGAATGGAATGGTAATACCCCAACACCAACAGATAATTTGCAGTTTACTTCACAATATAGAGATACTGCTTTATTTGGAAAAAAAGTAACAACATCTAATGTTAGAAGACTTATAAGGAAGGTCAACTGGGCTTCTAATACTAGATATGACATGTATAGGCATGATTATAGTATTTCAAATCCTGCCCCCAATTCTAATTTAAGTAGATTATATGATACAAATTATTACGTAATTAATAGTGACTTTAGGGTTTATATTTGTATTGACAACAGTTCTTCAGGTTCTAACTTGAAAGGAAATGTATCAAAAGATGAACCAACTTTCACTGATTTGGAACCATCAGCAGCTGGAACTAGTGGTGATGGATATATTTGGAAATATCTTTTTTCAGTAGCTCCTAGCGATATTATAAAATTTGATTCTACCGAGTATGTCGTAGTTCCCAATGATTGGTCAACAACAACAGACACTCAAATTCAAAGTGTTAGAGAAGCGGGTGATTCTGATATAAACTTAAATCAAATTAAAAAAATATATATTGCTAATGGTGGATCCAATTACACCTCGGGGATTGTATCAATTAATGGTGATGGAAGTGGTGCCAAAGCATTAATTGAGGTAGATTCCTCTGGAACAATAACTTCTGCTACTGTGACTGCTGGTGGTTTTGGATATACTTATGGAATAGTTGATTTGGGTCCTCTCCAACCTTCCGGAACATTAGCAGATCCTGCAAATTTAATACCAATTATTCCACCATCAAGAGGTCATGGTTATGATATCTATACGGAATTAGGCACAGATAAAATACTAATATATGCCAGATTTGATGATTCAAATAGAGACTTTCCAATTGATACTAAATTTACTCAAGTTGGAGTATTAAAAAATCCGCAACAATATTCATCTACTACAATATATACTGCCAACCAATATTCATCCTTATTTTCAGTAAGATTGAATTCAGTTACATCAACTCCAGTTGTAGGTGCAGCAATGTCACAATCGGTAAGTGGGGGTGCTGCTAAAGGATATGTTGCATCATATGACGATGAAACTAAAGTATTAAAATATTTCCAAGATAGATCACTATACTTTGGAAATACAAAAGACCATACTGACATTGATAATGTTAGTAGTAATAGTAAATTATTATCCTTTGAATCTTCAGGTAATAACATTTCCCCATTTACAGGATCAATTGATACTGGATTTTCTGGAATTAAAACAACCGTAAATTCTAAAGAAATTGATTTGGGAGTCAATTTTACAAATGGACTTGCAAATCCTGAGATAAATAAGAAGACAGGGGAAATCATTTACATTGATAATAGACCTCTTATTCAAAGAGATTCTCGCCAAAAAGAAGACGTTAAAATTATTCTGGAATTCTAAAGAAAAATGTCACAAAAAACAAACTTAAATATCAATCCATATTATGATGACTATGATTCTGAAAAGAATTTTTATAAAGTCTTATTTAAACCAGGATTTCCAGTTCAAGCGAGAGAATTAACTACCTTACAATCTCTTCTGCAAGGTCAGATAGAGTCTTTTGGTAGTCATATATTTAAGGAAGGATCTGTAGTTGTTCCAGGAAATATATCTTATGATAATCAATTCTATGCTGTAAAACTTAATGCAACTAGTGCCGGAAT